CCATGACGCCTATCCGATGAGAACCGTCAGTTAGTTCTCGCCACCCAAGAGCTGGGTGACCTTAGCTCCAGACGAAGCAGAGAGGTACGCCGTCAAAGCATCGACGAGGTACTTCTTCTCTGTGACCGTGAAACCATTCAGAGGCTCATCAACAACCACATAACAAGTGAGGCTGTTGCGAGCGTTCTGAGTAGGGATCAACGGATCAGCAGAGACTTTCGTCTGGGACAGTCGAATGGTGCGACGGACGCGGCGACCATATGTGTTCGCCACGTCCATCTTGACAGTCGTATCGGCGCTTGTGAAAGTGCCGGCGTTCTGTCCAGAGCTAGTTCTCGGAAGAGAAGTAGCCACACCATTGATTGTCACTGACTGTGGGTCGGAAAACGACATAGCAACGTCCTTGCAGTTGATGTGAGGACACACTGTTGTGCGCCCATTCCATGCAATCGGCACAGAGGTAGATCATACCTCAGATCCGATAATGCATAGTTTTGTCTGACTTGGTTAATCCAAGCGCAGACAGAATGGCCCACCTCTTCGCCGAAAGGGCGTTGAGATCGATGCCAAAACCATAGGGAGTTGCACGTGTTCGCCTTTTGGAATGAAAATGTTCCGTGTGGCTGCACGTAGTTGGAGCTGTAACCCCTGGAAGGGGTTGCATCTCCACCTGGGTGGTAACACGTTGCACATGTAACTCGTGCATAATGTAACCATACCGCAAAACTAGCGCATCACTGGAAAGTGCGGAAACATTCGAAATGAACGTTCCGGTATCACTAAACCAGTCGATGAGCCAGGACCATGGTGTCAGTTCCCAGACGAGACTCGGAGTTATCCGGGTCCCCAGTAGGTGATTAGCCAACTGTTCATACCGTTCCATTTTGTCAAAGAAACTATGTCCTTCGGCAAGATGGTAAGTGTATGCGCCTGAGAACGTTACACGGTTGTGAATTAATTCAACAACCTGTGTGGCACCAATCGATGAGTAATACCTGGAAATGGGGTTGATGAACCCATCTGAATGCATGTAAGCATTGAAATGGGAACGATTCGACCGCATATTCGAGGTATAATCATCATAGAGAGTGATCTTGCGACGTACCAGCTGATCGCTGTTACGCTGAAACCGTATTTGACGGGTAAGTTTATTAACCGTAAATACGGCTTGAGCCAGTTTCTCCAAGTCGCTAATAAACGGCTTGATTCCAAACTCAACGTTCAGGTACTCATTTCCTGCAGAAGCAGGAGTGAGACCATTCCGAAGAGTGTGGAGACCGACAAGCGAAGGTAATTGTTCCTTCAACTCGCCGAGAAACTGCGCAAGGCCAGCCTCAGGGGCAGTGGGGATCGTCCGACGTATCGCATTTGCGCCATCCGACTTAATCTTAGTCGGAGACGACTCAAATGTCGACAAATCGGGATAGGAAACGCCTGCATCTAACTCCGATGAGGGGTAGATGTAGCCACGGTACTCGTACCGGGCACCAGGGGTGGTCGGGTTAGTCATGACACAGTTCAAGGTGTCAAACTCGTGCCACCGTCTTGAAGTGTAGAACTCATTGCCAGTATCGTACCTTCGTACGTACTCAGCTCTGAGAGCTTTCTTCAATTCCTTTCCTTCGAGAGCCTCAACACCCGACCCAGGGACGTATTTTCGAGACTGACTACGAAAACTCGTAGTCGTCTGGAAATTGTCTCCATGGGATGAGTGCACACTAACACCAGTAGTAGAAACCGCCCCATTGAGTAAGTGAGTCCATCTGGACTCCTCACTATTAGGAAAGTTTCTACTCTGCGTCTTAATGGGCACAAAGGTCCTCCTTATGGATTGGTGCACTCATACTCT